TAAGTTTGCCCTGACAGTGCCACAGGCTACCTTGACATCAGACTCAACTGTTGTTGCTGTTGCTGACACTTTAGTGGCTCAGAATGCCTATGCTCGTGCTTTGGTAGAGCGTGGTGAAGATGGTGGTCTTACTTCTTCTGATGCGTACTCGTTATACAAAACCATGTTGTCTGATTACATTGCTTTAGAAGGCACTCGCTATCCTGAGAATCAGGAGTTCGTTGCAGTATGAACCAATCTTTGCAAATTGCTAGTATTTCAGCCCCTGGCTTTTATGGGCTAAATACTCAAGATTCTCCGCTTGATTTGCAGAGTGGATTTGCTTTGATTGCTACAAACTGCATCATTGACCAGTATGGTCGTATTGGTTCACGTAAAGGTTGGACTGCATTAAATTCTTCTACAGGTAATTTGGGCGCTAATGATGTAACTGTTATACATGAGATGGTTGAGGCAGATGGGACATTGACTGTTTTATTGGCTGGCAACAACAAACTTTTTAAGTTGGGCGCAAGTAATGTACTTACTGAACTTACCTATGGTGGTGGTGGTAGCGCACCTACTATTACCGCAAGTAACTGGCAATGTGCAACGCTAAATAGCGTAACCTACTTCTTTCAGTTGGGCTTTAATGCTTTGATCTATGACCCAACTGTCAGCACCACAACGTATCGCAGAGTTAGCGAAAAGACGGGTTATGTAGGTACAGTTCCTGATGCAAACATTTGCATTTCAGCGTTTGGTAGATTGTGGGCGGCAAACACAACAACAAACAATGCTACTGTTTTCTTTAGCGACTTGATTGCTGGTCATGTTTGGTCAACAGGTACGGCTGGTTCTTTGAATGTAGATCGTGTTTGGGCGAATGGCGCTGACCAGATTACAGGTCTTGCCGCACATAATGGTTTCTTGTTTATCTTTGGTAAGCGTCAAATCCTTGTTTATCAAAATGCTACTACACCAGCATCAATGTCATTGAGTGACACAGTTGAAAACATTGGTTGCATTGCTAGAGACACTATTCAGAATACAAGTTCTGATGTGATCTTCCTATCCAATTCTGGCATTCGTTCCTTGATGAGAACAATCCAAGAGAAGTCTGCTCCTGAAAGAGATCTGTCTAAAAATATTAGAAAAGACTTATCGACAAAAATTAGCAGTGAAGTTTTAGCAAACGTCAAATCAATTTACTCTGAGAAAGAAGCAATTTATTTATTGTCGTTGCCTATTAATCAGCAAGTATATTGTTTTGACACAAAGGTTTCTTTGCCTGATGGCGCTTTACGAGTCACAATTTGGGACTCAATACTGCCAAAATCTTTTTGCTCAAGACGCAATGGTGACTTGTTAATTGGTAAAACAGGATATGTTGCTCAATACACAGGATTTCAAGACGGTGGTTCATCTTACAGATTTGCTTACTATACAAATCATAGTGATTTAGGTGATGTATCAAGAACATCTATCATTAAAAAAATAACTGTTGTTGTCATTGGTGGAAGTAATCAGTTTGTAACGATTAAGTGGGGATATGATTTCTTGACAAACTACTTGTCTCAGAATGTATTGATTCCTACCCAAGGTGTTTCTGAGTATGGAACAGCAGAATATGGTGCAAATGCGACTATAGTGGCTTACTACTCTGAAGGTGTTGCATTGCAAACATTGATTGCAAATGGTTCTGGTTCTGGGAAAATTGTTCAAACAGGGTATGAGACTGATATAAATAGTTTTCAGTTGTCTATTCAAAAGATTGAAATTCAATCAAAACATGGTCGTTTGAGTTAAAAGGAATAAAATGACAGCCTATACAAAATCAACTAACTTTGCAACAAAGGATACCCTTACCTCTGGCGACCCTTTAAAGATCGTTAAGGGTACTGAAATCAATACTGAGTTTGACAATATTGCAACTGCTGTCAATTCAAAGTCTGATACTGCATCGCCTACCTTTACGGGTACGGTAACAATTCCTACGTTGGCTGTTACTGGTGTAGCAACATTAACTGCTCAACCAATTCTTTCTAGCTTAACTGCCTCAAGTGCTGTAGCAACAGATGCGTCTAAAGGGCTTGTCAGCGTCACTAACACAGGCACAGGCAACAATGTGCTGGCGACTAGCCCGACCTTGGTAACGCCTGTTTTAGGTGCGGCATCTGCCACATCAATTACTGTTGACGCTGGCGCAGTAGGTACGCCATCAATTACCACTACAGGCGACACCAACACAGGTATCTTCTTCCCTGCCGCTGACACCATTGCTTTTGCTGAGGGCGGTGCGGAGATTGCAAGGTTTGATAGTGCTGGTAATTTATTAGTAGGCACTACAACTCAAGCCACAGGTGCATTACTTACTGTTAACGGGTCAATTAAAGGCACTATTACCTCTGGCACTGCTGTTGCCTCTACAAGCGGTACAAGCATTGACTTTACTTCTATTCCATCATGGGTGAAACGCATTACTGTGATGTTTGAGGGTGTAAGTACAAATGGAACAAGTAATTTGCAAATACAACTTGGTGATTCTGGTGGTGTAGAAACTTCAGGTTACGTAAGCGTACTTGGGGTAATAGTAGCAGCAAACACTTGTGGAATTGTAACTCTAACATCAGGACACTGTGTAGCTGGAAATGTAACAGCTGCAACAACGCAAAGTGGAATGGCAATTTTTGCAAATCTTTCTGGCAATAATTGGTTAGCCAATCAAGTATCAGCAAGAAGTGATGGAATTTCAAACAATGGTGCAACAACAAAATCCCTATCAGCAACACTAGATCGCATCCGCATCACCACAGTAAACGGCACAGATACATTTGACGCTGGCTCAATCAACATTCTTTATGAAGGCTAAATCATGACACACAGAACAGTAGTTAATTGCGAAACAGGCCAAGTCACTCAAGTTGACCTGACCGCTGAAGAAATTGCTGAAGCACAAGCAACAACAGTTGCATGGAATGCTGAACAATCTTTAATACAAGTACAGCCAACAATGCAAGATTTAATTATTCAGCAACAAGCCCTCATCACAACCCTGACAGCACGAATCACAGCGTTGGAAGCTAAATGACACACAACGGCACTATTTAAGGGGTAAACATGAAAGCAACAGAAATCATACTAGCAGATGCACAAAAAAGAGGTGTAGATGGGAACAAGGCATTAGGCTTGATAAGCAATGCTGTCAAACAGAAAAAAGCTGTTTTGATGCAAGAGGGTAACTCTGTCTTGTTGCTTACAAAGATTGATGATAATGCCGCAGAAGTTCATTTGTTTACACAAGATGGCGTGATGACGCTTGCTAGATCATTAAGTGCTTTCATACAAAGAACAACTGATCTTGGCATTAAAACTGTTTATGGTAAAGCTGACAATCCTCAAATTGTTGAACTGCTTAAAAAAGTTGGTTTAAATGTTGTTGACTCTGACTTGCCTCAATTCAACTGGAAGGCTGACTTATGAAATTCAATGATCGTAACTATGCCTTGTTGGGCATTCCAGATTTACCAATCAATGCTTTTAAGCATATTGGGGATAGAAAGATTAAGCCTCAAGGTGGTATTTCATCTATTGTTGATTCTGTTACTGGCGCTGTTGATGATGCTGTTAGTAGCGTATCTGATGCTTTAGCTGGCGTTGATGATGCTGTAAACGAATCAGTCGGTTGGGGTACTGTTGCGGCTCTTGCTGGCGGTGCGGCTCTTGCGTCAGGTGCTTTTGGTGGAACTGCGGCAACTACTACTAGTGGAGGATTATTAGGTTCTGGTAGCCCCATGGCTGGTGTTGGTACTGGTGCGGCAGGAGTTAATGCTACCGCCGCCGCCACATCATCTATAGGTTCTGCTCTTGCAACTCAAATTGCAACGCAAGGTGTAACACCAAGTTTGTTGACATCAGCGGCTAGTTTTTTAGGTGTAAAACCAGAGACATTAGCTTCATTTGCACCATCTGCTATTCAAGGATTATTGAGTGCTGGTGGTTCTTATCTTCAAAGTGAAGCGGCGGCAGATGCGGCAACAACTCAAGCACAAGCACAAGTTCGTGCGGCACAGATTGCGGCTGAAGCGGCAAGGTTTAGACCTGTTGGCGTAACTACTCGCTTTGGTGCATCTAACTTCCAAACTGATGCGGCGGGTAATGTTATTGGTGCTGGATATACACCAAGCCCTGAGATTCTTGGTTACCAAAACCGATTGTCTACATTGGCTGGTCGAGGTTTAGCTGGTGCAGAGGGCGCTCAAGCGGCTTATGCGCCTTTAACTGGTGCGGCACAGAATCTGTTCAGCCTTGGTCAAGGTTACCTTAACAAGAGTCCTGAAGAAGTTGCGGCTGACTACATTACTAAACAACAGGCATTGCTTGCACCTAGTCAAGAGAATCAACTTGCCATGTTGCAGAACAAGTTACAACAACAAGGTCGAGGTGGTTTATCTGTTGCTCAAGGTGGTGCTATGGGTGCTACAACACCTGAAATGCAAGCCTACTACAACTCTATTGCACAAAGTAATTTGGTTCTTGCGGCACAGGCAGATCAAGAGGCTAGAAACCGCATAACTTATGGTGCTGGATTATTTGATACTGGTGCTAACTTGCAGGGTAGATACTACACTGGTCAAACAGCGGCTCTTGCGCCATTTACCAATCCTATGGATGTAACTACAGGGCTTGAACAATTAGCACAAGTACCTTTGGATATTGGCAGACAAATTGGTGGTCAAGTTACGGCTGGTGCGGCACAAGGTGGAATGTTAACAAGTCAAGGCATCACCAGTGCGGCTCAAACAATGGCTCCAGCAAATGCCTATTCTTTAGGTGGTAATGTGTTGGCTGGTGTTGCAGGAAGTCCTAATGTTACTGGTGCATTGAACAGAGCATTTGGTGTAACACCACAACCAACGCAACAGCAATACACATTTAATCCTATAACAGGACAGTATCAACCAGCATCAGTGTTTACTTAAGGAGAAAAGACAATGGCAACATCAGAAATCTTAGGATTGTTTACTACTCCTGAACAGTACCAACAAAACCAGTTAGCACAGTTTCAGAATCGTGCGGCTCAAGAAATACAAGCAAATCCTTTTCAACAAGCGGCTCTAGGTGCTAGGACTGCTGGTTATCAGTTGGGTCAAGGTATTGGCGGTGCTTTGGGTGGTACAGACCCACAGTTGCAGTTAATTGCTCGTAGACAACAGTTGGCTAGTCAGTTAGACCCATCTGACCCACAGTCATACATGAAAGTTGCCAAGATGGCGGCTGATGCTGGTGACCAACAGTTTGCTATTGCCATTTCTGATGCTGGTAGAAAAGCCGCTGTTCAGGTTGCTCAAGCTAATAGAGAACGTCAAATGGCTATTGCTCCTGATATTCAAAAGTCTCAACAAGCCGCCGTTATTTCTCAGGCTATTAAGCAATATAAGGCACTTCCACAAACTCCAGAAATAACACAAGCTATTGAAACTTTACAACTTCAATTAGATTTCCTTTCTCCTAAACAAAAACCAGAAGCTATTGCCGCCCCGTTACAGGTTGCTAATCGTATTACTCAGATTAACCAAACATTAAGAGGCTTAGATCCTAATAGTCCTGAGTATAAAGATCTGTTAGCAGAAAAAACACAACTTGAAAGACCAGAGAAAGCAGAGCCACGCCCCTCTGTTGGTAGCGATAGAGAAGGTATTTCTTTAGATTTGTATAACAAAAACTATTATGATTTAAGCCAAACAGAAAGATCGGAAGTTAACAAAGTAGTTGATAAGAAAAGAAAAGACGAAGCAGAAGCTGGTGCAACAAGGCTTCCTAGTCAACAAGTAGAACCTAAAGATTGGTTAAAATTTAGCGAATTCATCAACAAAGACCCTCTGATGACTAGAACATCGTCAGTTCTTTCTGATGCTCCATCTGCAATTGAAACCATTAGAACTTCTACTCAAAACAATTTTTCTTCCGCATCTTTACCTGCCGCAATTGCAAAGTTAACTGGTGAAGGCAAGAATATGTCTAATGCAGACATTGAGCGATATACCAGAACTGGTGGTTTGGATGAAAGAATTGCAGGGGATGTTGTTGGATTCTTTACAGGCAAAAAAACTAATGTTACAAAAGCACAGGCAGAGCAATTTGCTGTTTCTTTATATCGTGGCGCATTGCTAGAAAGAAAGAAATTTATTCAAGATCAAGCTGAGTCGACAGGATACGATCAAACACCAAATTACAAAAAAACCATTGAGCAACTTGACAAAAAACTAGGTCAATTTAAATTGGTTACTCCTAGTGCATCGAAAACTCCATCTACTCCTGCTCCAAAACCAGAAGATGAAGCGTTAATAAATAAATATTTACCACCCAAAAAACCTTGAGGTAATTATGGCAACTTATGATGAAGTAATTCAGGCATTGCGTAATGCAGATGCGGCTGGAAATGTAGAAGATGCTCGTAAATTAGCAGAGATTGCTAACTCCATGAAAGCCACCCCTGATGAAGTTCCTCCTCAATTAACAATGGTCGGAGATGAGCCAACTCCTCCAACAATGGGTGAGGTTGTAAAAGAAGCAATTGGCAGAACTGTTAGTAGGATACCTGCGGCAATAAGTGCGGCTGGTACTTATTATGGAACTCTTGGTGAAAGTGAATTTCCATCACAGTTACCTCCACAGGGAGCAACAGAACAAGCAATGGATAGATTTAGTCGTGGCTTGGGTTTACGACCTGAATTGCGCCCTGCAACTCAAGGACAAAGATATGCAATGACTGCGGCAGAGGGAATATTTGATCCGCTTAATTTAGTTGGTTTAGGAGGCGTGAAAACAGGATTGGGTTTGTTGTCAAAAGGCATATTTTCTCGTGAAGGAGCAAGGGTAGGACTGCAATTAGGTGCGGGTGGTACTGCTAGTGTTGGTGGTGAATTTGGTGCTGACGTAGGCGGTCAAATAGCAGGGACTACAGGTCAAATAATAGGTGGTATAGGAACTGCTATTCTTTTGGGTGGAGGAACATTAACGGCTGGTCAAAAACTATTTGACAAAGCACAATTTGATCCAAAAGACTTTGATATTGCAGACATGGCGAATGCAGAAGGTATATCAAAAGCCCAAGATTTAGTTAAACAAGCTATTGATGCCGATCCTAACTTACAAGCCAAACTTAAAACTGTGCAAGACAGGGTGCTTTTTGTTACTGGTAAACAAGGCACTGCGGCTGTAACAGGTATAGACAATATTACCTTAAAAGGAAAACTAGAACAACTTGCAAGAGATGATTTAGCTTTTGCCACTGAAGTTAAACAACTGTATGCAGATTTAAAAGTGGCAGTTAACAAAAAAGCTAATGAACTTTTTCCTGCTCCTAGTGCAGAAATACCATCAGCTAAAACAAAAATTGCAGAACAAGAAATTGATTACAACAAACGCATAGGTTTTATTGACAATCAATTAGACAAAATCACGGCTAATTTAGACATTACTGGTGGTACAAAGCCATCAGAAATTGGAACATCTATACAAAATCTTGTTTTGTCTAAAGAAAAAGCGGCTAGAAATGCTTTGCGACCTGAATATGATTCGGTGTTAACCCAAGCATCTAATCAAGGCGCATTGTTGCCAGCACAAGATACTCAAGCGTTGCTCAATACTGCTTTTGATTTGTTTAATAAAGACCCTTGGGGTCGTAACTCTGATTTACTAAAACTTGTTAATCAACAATCAAATAAGTTTAAAGCCATGCGTAGAGCGACATTGCCTGAAGGCGGTCAAGGATTGCTACCTACAACTACAGCGCCTGATTTATCTATGGGAATGGACATTACGAGTCTTGATTCATTGAAAAGGCGTGTTGCTCAAGACATAAGAACAATGCAAGACACAAGCATAAAGGCAAAATTAATTGTCTTACAGCAACGAGTTGATGAAGCATTAGACAAAGTACAAAACGCTAGTGGAGATATTCAGGTTGATCTCAGAGGAGAAAAAATACCTTTTGGTCAAGCAATGACTAACTTGGATACTGACTACTTCAATAAAGTTGGTGTTCCATTTAAAGATGCGGCGGCAATCCAAAAGATTGGTTCTCTTGAATACTCAGAAAAAATTGCGCCATTGATTGCATCAAGCCCAACAGCTATGACTCAATTCTTGCGTGTTGCTGGAGATGAAGGTATTGGTTTGGCAGAAAAAGCTGTTATGTCAAAGATGTATAACCAAGCATTAAACAAGAATGGCTACGTTGATCCTGCAAAACTTCAATCATTGTTAAGCAAGACAAGCAACAATGGTGGCTACAGTGATGTTATAGATCAACTTCCTGCACTAAAGCAAAAATTAGACAATGCCTCAATTAAAAGTCAATATTTAGCGTCTGAAAAGGTTGCTATAGATGATGCGGCTAAAGAAACAAGAAAAAATTTAGGTGAAAGTTTCTTATCTAACTATGATGAGGGCGGTGTTCAATCAATTGTTTCAAGGATGACAAGTTCAACTGGCATAGGATACAGAAGGAAATTCTTTGTTGATCTCAAAAAACTATCCTCTGATGAGCAAACAAACGTAAAACTTGCCGTCAAAAATGGCTTAGTTAACAAAATGCTCTCTACCAATGACCCATTTGACTATTTAGAAAAAAATCAAGAGGCATTTACCCAAGTGTTTGGTAAACAACATTTTAATAATTTGGTTGCGTTGTCTGATGTTGCTCGTTTATCAAACAAAATTGACATAGATGATGTTGTAAAAGGTGTTGCGGCTAAAGAGACATCTGAATTAGAAAAACAAGTTCTTGGAGGAGTTTCTTTACAACGCATTAGTGGCATTTTAGTAAATCAAATTGCAAGTACGTTTAACAAGGCTTTTAGAATTACGTCCCTAATTGGTCAAGCAAACATTGATCAAGCAACGAAAGATGCTCACAGAACATTGTTTCTTGATGAAAATGGCGTAAAGAAAATTATTGAAGCATCATCAAAAATCATAAGCAAAAAAGGCAAAGAGATAAATCTTAAAGATGCCATCAAATCATTAGAGTTTTCTGATGTTGGTGAAGCAATTGGGTTGGCTACATTGAGATCGGGCTATCTTGGTGCGGCTTCAACACTCAGCCGAACTGAAGTAGTAGAACCACAAACAGAGCCTTTTTACCAATATACGCCCGCAGAATAAGGAAACAAAATTGACCCAATCTCTATTTGTCTTCTTGCGGCTGGCTTGGTCAAAAACATCCAAGCTGGCTGTGAACTCTATAAGCAAGCTAAAGAGTCTTTTGTCGAAATCAGGAACACTGCTAATGAAGTTGTCGCCATTGGTAAGGAAGTCAAAGGATTTTGGGGTTCATTGCGTAAACTATTTGGCGGTAGTCCCAAGCCTGAAGCTACAAAGTCTGTGGCAAAGTCTAAAAAGTCTGACTACGTTGCTGTTGACGAAACTCAAGTCAAAGCTGACATCGTTAAGAACCTAACCGAGTTTTTCAAGTTACAGGAACAGTTAGAAGCGCATATCAGGGATTCAGAGGAGAAGGCTAGGACTGTAGTTTTTGCTGATGATGTGAACTTGATGGAAGAAGCCCTAAACAGGGTTTTGGCGCAACAAGAGATGGAGAGGTTGGTAGTTCAGATCAGAGAGTGCATGGTTTACCAATCCCCCCCTGAGATGGGCGCTTTGTATTCAGAAGTGTTTAGCATGAGAGACATCATTGCGGCAGAGCAGGAAAAAGCAAGGAAAAAGCGGGATGCAGAATCATGGCTACGAAAGGAAAGGGAGCGACTTCTAGCAGAAAAACAAGCGTACCTGTTGGTAACTTTCCTATTCCTCCTATACCTATGGCTGATGATAGGTCTGGTAAGCAAGATTGGGAGAACGTAGTGGGATGGATTGCCGCTTGTGTGCTTGTCATATTGCTGTTGCCTGTTTTGGGTATGTTGTACATGGATGTACTTCAAGCCAAGCATGAAGCCAAACAACAGCAAGAAAAAGTCCAAAAGCTGATTAAACAAGTTGAAAGGGAGAAGCAGGAATGAACATTTACTGTATTTGGGGCTTATCTATCCTATTGGTTCTGCTAATGGGTTGTGATGACCGCTACCGCTACAAGTGTCAAGACCCATTAAATTGGAGTGAGCCTGATTGCAAACCCCCAATCTGTACCGCTTCTGGTACTTGCCCCGAAATGTTAGTTAAAACCGAACAGGAGAAGAAATGATGGCAACCATTGGATATAAACCTAATAATCGCCTAAGCGCTGATGAGATTGAAGTCAGAGTATGGGCATTTGTCATTGTGGTCTTGGTGAGCATTCTGTTGGCTTCTATGGGTATGTTTCTGTACTCAGTTTCGTTTGTTCAACAGCCAATGAACGGCAGTATGGCGGCGATTGACAAGGTGTATACACAGCAGATTAGCACCATCATGGTGTTCATTACTGGTGTTTTGGGTGGTGTAGCTGGTAGGTCTGGAGTCAAGGCGATAGCTAATGCGAGTGCCAAGGCTGAAGCCATTGACAACGATGAACCCCCAAAGCCATGAGTTTGTTTAATCCTTGGGTGCTGTTGGGCATCCTGCTGGCGATAGGTAGTTCATTTGGTACTGGTTATCTCAAGGGGTCAAATGATGAGATTGCCCGTCAACAACTTGAGATTGCCTCACTTAATGCTCAAGCAAGGGAAAAGGAGCAAATCCTTGTAACTGCTATTCAAAACCAATCTTTAAAACTTCAAAAGGCAAACCAAGATGCAAAACTTGTTCAACAAAAGCGCAATGCTGATATTGCCGCTGGTACTCTCAAGTTGCGGATTCCTGTCCAAGCCCCCGTCTGCCCCGTACACACCGCCTCAGATGCCCCCGTTGCCAGCGGAGATAGCGTTCAAGCAACAGCCGAACTTGACCGAGAGGTTGCTAAATCTCTTGTCGCCATCACAGACCAAGGAGATGCCAACACAAGACAACTCAACGCCTGTATCGATGCCTATAACGCCGCCTACCAAACCCTGAAAGGAATGAAATGACTCAATTAAGTGCCAATTTTTCACTACATGAAATGTGTAAGTCGGAAACTGCTTTGCGTATGGGGCTTGACAACACCCCTGATGATGAAGCAACAGAGAATCTGAGACTGCTCTGCGAGAATGTTTTACAGCCTGTTCGTGACCACTACGGCAAGGGTGTTAAGGTCAACTCTGCCTATCGTAGCCCTGAAAGTAATGCGGCTGTTGGTGGGTCTAAGACCAGCGATCACTGTAAAGGTATGGCGGCAGACATTGAGATTCCTAGTGTCGCCAATGCTGATTTAGCCCAATGGATTATGGACAATTTGGACTATACACAGTTAATCTTGGAATTCTACACACAGGGTATACCCGACTCTGGTTGGGTTCATGTGTCGTATGACCCTAATAACCTCAAAAAGCAGGAATTGACTGCTGTTAAGGTGGCAGGGAAGACCCAGTATCTCCAAGGACTACAGGCTTGATTTGACGCTTGCAGAAGTGTTTGGGGACAAGGTGTTCAAAGAAGATCACCTCCCCACACTTCTCACATAGCCATGCTTCACCTCGGTCAATGGTGGTGACTTTGTTCCCACGTTGACCATGCCTTCTGCCGTAAAAGGTTCTTATCTTACGAATCATTTACTAAGTTTAGCTTTTGAATAGTAGAAAAACTCACGTTTTTCACTGGGATTAATTTTAGCTTGTGCTTTCCTGCCCCAGTTTTGACCCGCCAAAATATTTCTAAGTTCTTTGTCTCTTGTCCAAATACTGGGTTCGCCTTTCCAATCAAAGTCATTCTTAGGCTTGTTCATGTGTAATCACCCTCTTGAGTGTGTTCTAAAAGTCGTTTTTGAAGTCTAGCAATCCTGTCCTCGTTGTATTGCATAGCGGCGTGGGCATACTCAGCGGCAGTCTCAGCTTCCAGCTTGCGTAAATGAGCATCTTGTAATTCTTTGGCAATTACCTCATGGATAGTTCTTGCTCTCAAGATGTCTTTGACATACTTGATTGTTGACTGCCTGAAAGTCATAACACACCTCTCATTTCCCATCCCATTAAAAAGTAGTTCCATCGGGTTTGCAAAGCTGGCACGTTGTATCTGTCTTTTGTTTTGCTTAAGTCTGTTTGACCCTTTGATCGCATCATTGCTTCAAATACTTGTTGTGCTTTTGTCATGTGTTAATCCTGTGGTGGTGTGCAAGTGTGAATGGTGGTCAGGTCTGCTGTGCGTTTGCCGCATCTTGAGCAAAAGTTACGCTCTTGGCTTTCCAACTCTGCAATGGCTTTCTTGCCTGCTTGGATGGCTTGTTTACATTTGTCAATGTAAGGCTTGTCATCACTCAACGCACATTCCAATGCCTCTACCATCTGTTTCAATACTTCAATCATTTCTTCATTCCTTCAATGTAAATTGCCAAGCCATCAATCGTGTCTTTACCAAAGCCAGTTAGCTTTCTAATCTCTCTAGCAACTTCTTCAATAACGCCATTGCGTAGTTCGTCATAGAACTCTTGTGCAGATTTTGGCTTTAGAAAGTTTGCTTTGACAGACTCTTGTCGTTGCTTGGCTTGTCGCTCAATGTCGTTGAATGCTTCATCTTCTTCAGTCATTGTCAGCCTCGTTTTGTAGGAAATAAAGCGCACTAATGAGGATTGCACCAAAGGCAACCACGACAAATGCGCCAAACATCATCAGCATAAAAGTTACAGCTACATCCCACATTAAACTGCCCTCCATTCACGCTCATTGCGACCCGATGAAGACTTTACAGTCCAGCCTGTCAAGCGAATTAGGTTCATCTTCTGTAACTCGTTTAAACGGCGTGAGACTTGATTTCTGTCTAACCCGCTATGTTGGGCTATCCCATCTTTCCCAAGCGCACCATGAGCCTTTAAACAGTCCACAATGATGCTGAAGTGCTTGGATGCCAAGTCTTTAGCGGCATCAGCGGCTTCATAGCTGGTTACTGGGTCGGAAGTCCTAACCCTGTTGAAGATTGGCAAGTCAAAGAACTTCTTTACACCGCCACCAAAATGTGTGTCATCTAAACTCATATCAACTCCTATCAATTAAAAGTTAGTGGGTACTCACTTACGCTTTCCCCGTTGGTTTACATCAGAAAGGCACGTCTGAATCAAGGTCATCAAAGCCACTTGAGGGCTTCTTCTTTGGTGAGGAAGTGTTGGCTTCTTCTTTAGGGCTTACTGCAAGACCCATGAATTTGCCTGATTTACCCTCTTTAATCCAAGCTGAGAGCCAGTAGGACTGACCATCGACTGTAATGTTTCCCTTGTAATCGGGCTGGTTGCCTGTCTCTTTTTTGTCGTTCTTAAAAAGTACGCCACTGTTGTCACGCTGTTCCATATTTACACCTTGATTTCATTGAGTTTTTTAACCTTGTCATCCACTTCCGCAAGAAACTGGATAACCTCTTGTTCGAGTTCTGCAATATACCTATCATTGCGCTCGATTCTTTTGATGAACAGTTGAAGGTGTTCAGGCATTCGTGGGTCGAAACTCACAAAGTCGCACCAACTTCTATCTGCACATCGCATTTGCCATTGCATTTGGTCATAGTATTTCTTTGCTGGCTCATCTCCCAAAATGGTATCAATGTGGGTTGCCGTGTTGGGACACTTGATCTCTAGGCATCCATCATCGCCAACAAGACCATCAGGAGAGGCGGCAGACATAGGAATAGTTGGATGGTCAATAGAGCCTACCTGATCGACCATATTGCCTGTTTTAGCCTCGTATGCGGCACGAGCAAAGGGTTCATTCTCAATACCCCATTCCATAGCCGCATTTGAGTAGGATTCAGCAACAGTCTGAGTCATACGCTCTACTACCAACTGAGCCATATAGTTAGTTCTGCTTGTGCTGTAGCCTGACTTAGTTTTGGCAACAATGTCAGAGATGCGTGATGCAGTAGCTTTGCCGCAACGCTGTTTAAACCACTCGGGTGTGCCTTGTTCTACATCGCTCATTTCAATGCTCCTTTACGCTTTTCTTTAGCATCAATCACCTTTTTCTGCCAATTTTTATCACCAGCGCAAGCAGAGTAAGCAGTGCCGTATACATTTTTGAGTTCCTCTAAAGTTGATGCGGCATCAATAGCCGCCAAGTGGTCAATCATCATGCCTACATCTATATCTGAGCCTGAGTCACCCTCGGGCAAGTCTTCTCCAGCATAGATGTAAAGACCCAAACCATGCAGAGACAAAGCCTTAGTCATGCAACGCATGATGGCGGTATTGACTGCAAATGCGTCAGGGTTAGGGATAGCTTTATTGCGATAGTCCATTACTGGAAGTTGGCAAGTCATTGGTTTGCCAAACATGGTGACTGTGACGAACACCATTGCTGTGCCGTTTATGTCCATGAAACACTTGTCGCCAAACATATCCACCTTGTATATGGCTGTTGGGTCTGCCTTTAGTGCTTCAGCCCATGCCCAAGCCCATGAGAGATAGGTTAGGTTGGCTTTCTTCTCGGTATGCTCATTGACGTTCTTGTTGAGCAACATTAACACCTGTTCCTGATTCATCTTCACTCCTGTTTAAATTTTTGAAAAGTTTTTGAAATGTCTGTGTTCATTGAGTTCGTGTAGACAAACTCGGATTCCTTGTCAGTCGATCTTTTTGTCGGGTACACCTTTCTGTGAGTGGAAGATTGTTGATGCAATGGAGAATTGGGTATCAAAGTCAAAGTCGGCAAGTTTGAACCAATTCCCTGAGCATGAGCAGATCGGGAGAGAGCCAACTTTAGGCTTTGTGCAAAACTGGCAAAAAAGTTCATCTTGGTTTTCCTCAAGGATTGCGGCAATGGTGTGTTTGAGTTTCATTTGTTCCCCTTGTATTCGTCTTTGAGCCATAGGGTTCTAAGCATACGCAGTTCCTCATCAGCGTCAATGGATGGCGTTTTGATGGTGTTGTAAAGAGCCAGTTCAGCCCTGCGTTGCATCTT